GGGCGCAGCGCGTCCGCCTGCTTGATTACTTCTCTCGTTGTCATGCCATTTCCTCACTTTCCCGTGACCGCCGTGATCCACGCGCTCACGTACTCTCCCCACGCCTTCTGCGTCGCGGGGCCGAATGAGCTGTCCACGTCCAGCTCGTACCCACAGGCGTCGAGAAATTCCTGCATCTTTTTGACGTCCTCGCCCTTGTCGCCGCGCACCAACGTGCGCTTTTCCGTAGGATATGCAGGTATGCCGAAGCCGCGAATATACCGCCCGTTCACGGGGATAATGCGGTAGGCGCACTCGTGGGTTTTGCCCTTGTTGCCCTCGAACACCGTGATCTTCTGCCCGTCGCAGGCGGTCACGATGCCCGTGTGGTTGGGCGCGCCGGTGCAGTCCGTGAGTGCGTAGTCCTTGCGGTCGTTCCAGCAGTAAAACACCTGCTCTCCGACCTGCGGGACGTGCGCATCGTCCTCAATCCATTGGCCGCGCGCTTGATACCAGCGCATTTGCTCGCCGCAGCTGCACTCGATGGGAATGACCTCCGCCAGGCCGCAGAGGATCGCCGCCGCGGACACCATCGCCGCGCAGTAGTCGTCCGAATAGGTGAGCCTGTAGCCACGCGGATGGGGCAGGAAGCTGTTGTAGGTGTCCACGATGCGCTTATGTACCGCGTCGCCGCGCACAGCTCCGTCCCAGCTCGTCAGGGTCTTGATAAACTCGTCGCGCTTCATCGTCTCACCCCTCCTACAGGAACCGCACGGCGTAATACTGCCGCTGGTTTGTGTTGATCTTGCTGACCGCTGCGTTGATGGCGGCGACGTGCCCGCCGTCTAACATGACGGCGTATTCCAGCTTGAGCTTGTCCCGACAAAAGGCATTGACCTGCTGCGCGGTCATGCTGCGGCAGTAGACGCCGTAGAGCATCCCGCCCTTGTAGCCGAGGACGGTGTGGTTGGTCTTGCGCAGCACATCGGAGTAAGCGCCGGTGAAGCCCTCCGCCGCGGGGTCATAGCGGTCGAGCAGGCCCAGCCCGCCGACCGCCCACACGACGCCGCCCAGCGCCGTCGCCGAGGAGACGCGGGCAATGCGCACCGCGCCGTCCGTGGTCTTGTAGAGCACGCTCTCGGGCTTCGGGCAGTGGCAGCTCATGCCGCGCACGACCTTGCCGCCGCGCACTAAGATACTGCACGGCTGTCCCTGCCAGCTAAAGCTCCCCGAGATGGCGTTTTTCGGCAGCGGCCCGCTCATGTTGACGGGCTCGATGTCTTTCGCGAGGAGGCAGGGCTGACCGTACAGCTCGACATTGAGGGGCCAGCAGTCCGAGCCGAGCTTTGCCGCGATGTCGCTCATGGTCTGGTTTCCCACATAGCCGTTGTCCAGCGCCCCGACGGAGCGCTGGATGGCCTTTATCATGCGTACCTCTTCCGAGGTGGAGCCGACCACATCTTTCATGCCGGCGGCTCCTCGTCGCTCCCGAGGAGCTTGTCGCCTGCGGCGTCCACGGCGTTCTTTCCCGCCGCCAGCAGCTTCACCAGCCACGGCGGCACCTTTGCGCCCATATTTACGCCGTGTTCGGCCAGACTGCCCAACTCCCCAATGATGTACCACACAACGACCAGCGGGCCGAGAAGCGTCGTATACTCAAACGGAAGCTTCACACCCGGCAGGTGCTCCAGCATCATGCCAATCAGCCAGTCGGCGACCAGCGCAATGCAGACGATAACGATCATGCCGCCCTTGTGCCACGCGCCTTCACGCAGCTTCGCGCTGCTCCACTCCCCGCGGTGCGCCGCTGCGGCAGAGCCAACCAGCCAATCCGCCAGCATCAGCCCGATCCACACGATCAGCAGCCAGCCGAACCAGCCCCAAAAGGCCGTCAGCATCGCCACCGCCGCCGTGATCCACGCCTTGATCGCCGTCAAAGTATTGTTCTCCATCGTTTTGTCCTTTCTGCACGAAGCCACATCGGACCTCGCGCGGTAGTATTACCAATCGTATTAGAGCGGGGGATAGCCCCCGCTCTGCTCACTTGTTCAGCTCCGCGAGCTTAGCTGCAATCTCCTCCGGGATGTGGCACGTCTCCGTCTTGACGCAGTAGCCGTCCGCGTCATAGGTGAGTTTGTAGCAGGGGGCGACATATACCTCCGTGCCGGCGCGGGAAATGTCGCGCGCCATAACGGGCTGCTTGATGCTGCTCCTGATGCCCGCCTTTTCGCTCAGACCGTAGGGGATGTCGGTGACCTCGATGGGCTTGCCGTCGGATGCGATTCTCTTGTAAGTAGCCATAATTTTGTTCTCCTTTTCTTTGTTCAAAATTTATCTATCATCGGCGTAGCTTTCGCCGGTGATCTCCTTGATGCTGCCCGCCTTGCAACGGTCGATAGGTTCATAGGCGTTCTCTCTTTCCGGCGGCAATAAATCCGCCTGTTTGATTTGTCAGCAGTTACGGCGCAGCCAGCGTCCTGCGCTCTTGAGGTTTTTCGCCAGCTTTCGGAATATTTCCATAAGCCAGAGCTGCGCGCTCTGCCCGTTTGCGGAAAGCCGCTCCAGCTCTCGCAGCATTTGCCCCCTGTGCCGCTTTGCACGGATGATCGTCAGCGGCGGCATCGGCGCTTTATCCGGCTCGCACGGCTTGCGTGGGCTGCTTTGCCCTTTGCGCGGCGGTGCCGGTCTGCGTTCCTGCGGCACAACGGCATCCTGCTCCTGCAATTCCCGGTAAATGCTATAAGCCAGCTCGTCGAGGCCGTCCATGCCGCGCAGCGTCGTCGGCTGAAAGCCGGTCATCGCTCCAATGTTGCGCAGCGCTCTGCGGATCGTGCGCAGCACCGTCGCCTTATCCACACCGATGAGCGAAGCGACCTCCCGCAGCGACAGCCACTCACCGTAGTATAGATACAGATAAGCAGCCTGCCGCGGCGTTATCGCCGAAAGAAGGAGATTTGCCGTTTCGCGGTCGGCGAGGTCAAGCTCTGTCTGTCCGCTTAAAGCCGCCTGCGCCATTGTCAGCTCGACCTCCTCCCGCACGGCTTTCTTTGCGCGGGAGAGAGTACGGGAAACCGTGCTCTTCCCGATGCCGAGCCGTTCGGCGATCTCCGTCACGGATGCGCCGTCGCGGTTCAGCTCAAGGACCTTGCGCTGCCGCTCTGTCAATGCTTCAAGCCCCCGCTGTGCCGCCGAAAGCATCTGCTTTCTTCCAGCCTCGATCTCATCATCGAGCGAATTGTCCGCCTGCTCCCAAGAGAGAAATTGCGCGCGGTCTCCGAGGGACATTTCGCCGCCGTTCTCTGCCTGCGCGGCCATCGACACGGTTCTCGCTCGCGGCGCTTTGGCTCTGCGCGGGGCAATGGCGTGAAGCATCGCTTGAACATTCGCTAATTCCTCGCGCAGCATTTCGATCTCCAGCTCGTCCGCACCGTTATCGCGTGCTTCAGCGATCTGCGCAAGCAGCTCACTGTGCCGCTGGCGGAGAGCGTCGATTTTCTCGCTCATCGTCGTCTCCTCAATTCGTTAATGGCTGATGCGTTCAGCCCTCCCAGTCTGCCCAGCCGTCCATGTAGACCTTGATCACACCGTCCACGCGGTAGAAGGCGTTGTTGATGAGCGGCACGCCCTCCGTGTATTCGATGGGATTGTCGGCGCTCGCGCCGACCGGATTTGCCTGCTCGACGTAATCCTTTCGGACGTCCACGTCGTTGACGGTGAAGATCCTCCAGTCAAAGCCGAGCTTGTCGCTCTGCTCCGTGCGCTGCGCGATGCCGCCGGCGGCCCGCACGAGCTTTCCGTCCGTGATCGCGCCCTTAATGGCGTTGAGCTTTTCAGTTTGCATCATAGGTGGCCTCCAGTTCCGCCAGCTGCGCGTTGGCAACGGCAAGGTTTTCTTCGCTCTCGGTGAGCTGTGTATTCTTCTCGGCGACAGTGGCGGTCAGGCTCTCGATCTGCGCCTGATACGGCGTGACATCGCCCCAATACTGCTTGTCTGCTTTGATGATCACCTTGATGCTCTGCGTGTTCATGTCGTACTGGATCGCCTTCACGGTGAAGGCGTAGCCCTCCGGCAGCGGACAGGCGGGGCAATCCGTGCGAATCTGCTCGACCGTGACATTCTTCCAGTCGATGGCCTCGACCGATTCGAGCGTATTTTCCGAATAGCACCGCTCGAATGTGACGTGGTACTCGCTCGATAATGCAAAGACGTTGCCGACGCGATGACCATTGATCTTGTACTTGACGCCGTAATAGCTGTTTCCTGTTTTCATGCTCCTGCCTCCTGTGCAAAGTTATCGCTTTCCGCGCTTGTGCTTTGGCTCCCATATCCCGACACCGAAGCGGGGATAATCATAATATCGGGTCAGGACCGCTGCGGCCTCCCGCAGGTCTCGCCGCATCGCGCCCAGATGCCCGGTATCTATGCCGGCTTCCCGGCATTCGCGAATTTTAATGCTGATCTGCGCTGCCGTGCGCCGATACTCCACAGCAAGGTCCTCGAGACCGGCCTCGCCCTGCTCGATCACACCGGCACGCCGCAGGGTCTCCGTAAGGCGTTCCCCGCGCTCGGCGTGTACGACCGGCTTGTACGGCAGCTTATAGCGCACACCGTTCTCCGCGAAAATAACCTTTGATGGCCGCGGGATGTTCCGTCGGTCGAAGGTCGTGATGCAAATGACGCCGCGCTCACAGTCGATCTTCACCTGTGCGTCTGGACCGCCGTCCCGAAAGCGGACGGTCAGCTCCGCCTCTCTGTATGCCCTCATCGCCTCACCCCGCAAAAACGATCTTACCGGCAAACTTCGTGTCGCTCATGAGCTTAAAGGCTCCCGTCGCCGCCGTGTATTCAACGTCCAGCTCAAGCACGGCCCATGTGTTTTTCGCATATTTGCCGTCGCTGCAAAGGGAGTAGGCATCAAAGGTGAAGTCCGCGCTGCTTCTCTTGTGCGAGGTCTTCGGAATCGTGAGCGTGAACGGTTCGTCGTCGCCCGTCCAGTCATTTGCCGTAAAGGTGACCGTTACACTGCTATTTGCAGCCACGGCCACGGCGTTCCCGCCGGCATCGAATCCGACGAACTGGCCCGCGGTGCCGGTGAGTTTGTCCTGCTTGCCGTCCCACGCCGTTCGCTCCGCCGCCGTGATGTGCTTGGTGGTGTTTTGGTCGTGCGCGTTGAGGTTCTTCTGCACCGTCGCCGCGTCCTTTGCGGCATTGGCTGCGGCGGTGCGGATGTCCGTGTGCGCGACGGTGCTCTCGTTATGAGCTGTGACTTTACTGTTCGCCGTTCCTGCCGGATCGGCGCCCGCCTGCGCCGCGGTGACACCGTGCGGATTGTCCTTTTTGCCCGTGTGCCCTTTCAGCTCGGCGCTCGCGGCCTTTTTTGCCGCCGCTTCCGCGGCAGCCGCAGAGCCGGAGGGGTCAGCGCCCACCATTCCCGGCGTATAATCGCCGTTCTGCGGAACAACGGCTCCGCCTCGGCCCTTGAAGCTCGTTACACCGCCGCCCGCCGCCGCCTGTGCGCTCTCGCACCAGTATTTGGCGTTGTTTGCGTCCTCGCCCTCGCGGGTGCCGGTGCCGCCCACCGCCCAGCTCTCTGCGGCCTTTTTCGCGCCGACAGCCTCGGCGGCGCTCTGCGCGGCAGCGGAAGCGCTGTTCGATGCGCCTTGCGCGGATGCAGCGGCGGCGTCCTCGGAATCTTTCGCCGCGTTTTTGCTTGCGGCAGCGGCAGATTGGCTCTCGGCAGCGGCGGTAGCCGCATTGGCAGCTCCGGTTTTTGCGGCCTGCGCGTCGCTTTTGCTTGTGGCGGCATCGGCAGCGCTCTGCGCTGCATTATCCCGCGCCGCCTCCGCTTTGCTTTGTGCGGTTTCCGCTTTTCCCTGCGCGGTCTCAGCGGCGGTCTTGCTTGCCGCAGCCGCTTTTTCGCTGTCCGCGCCCGCCGAGGCGCTCTTCTGCGCGGCCTCCTCGCTTGCTTTGGCATTGGCCTCAGAGGCAGCGGCTTTTTCTTTGCTTTCTGCGGCGGCGTTGGCGCTGCCTGCCGCGGAAGCGGCACTCTGTGCGGCGCTCTGCGCGGCATTTTCGGCATCGGTCGCGCTTCCCGCTGCGCTGTTTGCGCTTGCAAGGGCGTTTCCGGCGCTTGCGGCGGCATCGGCAGCAGATTTCCCCGCCTCGGTCTCGCTGCTCTTGGCGGCAGTCTCAGAGGCTTTTGCGTTGGCTTCGCTTTTGGCGGCAGCGGCCTTGCTGGCGGCGGCATCCTTTGCACTCTCGGCGGCAGCGGTCTCGGAGGCTTTGGCAGCCGTCTCACTTTTTGCAGCCGCCTGCTCGCTGGCAGCCGCAGCCTTTTTGCTCGCCTCGGCGGCATCGGCGCTGTCCTTTGCTTCGGAAACCGTGCTCTTGATGTCGTCGATTTCCGCTTGCAGCTGTTCCGCCTGCGTTGGCGTAATGGGGGTTTCATTCAGATATCTTTTGTTTGGAAGAACGGGAAAACGAGCCTCTCTCGTCGTTACGCGTACCGTTTCCTTTGCGTTTTCTCCGCTTCCCTCCACAACTGTCCCCTCCACCGTGAGAAAGCAGTCTCCGGCAGCAGTCTTTGCCGCCTGCGGGACCGGAACATAGTAAACATCCGTCTGTCCCTCTGCGAGCAAATTTGTTGTCAGCAAAATAGTTGCTGGGTTTTTGTACATTGCGTCGTAGAAAATCGCCTTTTTCGTCGTGCCGTGCCACACGGGAGAGGCCCGGAAGTCCAGTTCAAGCAGAACTTCGTCGTGCGAGCCTGCCGCGCCGATCACGACGCCCTCCCCGAGAATGTACTCATTCTTCACGGAGAGCTTGATAATTCTCTGTTCCATACTGTTCTCCTTGTGAGAACACGGCGCAGCAGAAGAGGAGGTTTCCCGTCTGCTACGCCGTGTCGTAACTGCTTTGTGTTTTCGCGGTCTATTCAGTTTCGTGCAGCGGGAGGGTCACAGCTTCACGCCGTTGGCGCGCGCGGCGTCGTCAAACGCCTCGTGCATCTCCTGAATCATGTTGGCGGTGTTGGCGTCCTGCCGCATCTGGTTCTGAATGGCCCACAGGAATTTTCGTTTGATGCGCACGCGCACGCCGCGCTTGATCTGGCAGCTCTCGCCGTTGACGCATACGAGAACATCGTCCTTGTAGCGCCCGTTGTCCTTGAAAAGCTCCACATAGACGTATTCCTCGCCCTCGTCGTGCTTCGGCGCGGCAGGGGCGGGAGCGGTCTCCTTGGCGGCGGCTTCGGCATCCTTGCGGATTTCCGCGGCTTCCTCCTCGGCCTGCTGGCGAATGTCGTTCGCCTCAGTCAGCGCGGCGGCGCGGATGGCTTCCGCTTCGGCCTGCGCCTTTGCGACGATCTCTTCCGCCGTCATGGCCTCGGGTGCGGGCGCTGTGGTCTTGGTTTCCTTGCTCATGGGTTGGTCCTCCTTTTCGGATCGTTATTAGGAGGGGCGATACCGCCCCTCCTGTGCTCAGTTGATGGGCGCGTCGTTGAACGTGGAAGCGGTCTCCACGCGGATCATGTACGCCTCGACAAGGCGCTCGGCCACCTTGGTGGCTTTCCAGCCCACCGTGCCGCGCTGGTTGAGCGGGTCGGCGCTGCCGGCAGAGCCGAGAGGCTTGACGATGTGCTGCAAGCCGCCGCCGGTCAGCTCGGTCGTACCGTAGGCGTCCGCGCCGAGAATGATGGTGGAGTACACGTCGCGGCCCTTGGCGCCGGCTTCGCCCGGGTAGACCTTGTTGGACGCAGCGGGAGCGGTGGAGGGCGCTTCCTTGAGCGTGATGGTCGCGGAGCCTGCGGCAGCAGCGCTCGCACTCTCGATCTCGCAGAGCTGGCCCTCGATAATGACCAGGCGGCCCGCAAGGGCTGCGGCCTCGTCGGCGCTGATCGCCTCGTTGACGGTCACGACCTTGGCGGAATAGCTCTTCACGGTCAGCTCGCGCGCCGCGGCGGTCAGATTCTCGGCGTGGAAAATCTTCGCTTCCGTGGTCTCCACAAAGCGGACGCCAGCGATCTTGCCGATCTCGTCGTCATAGATGTTCGCGGTGTCCTTGTACTCGTGCGGGCGCTTCCAATCGGGATCGTCCTGAATGTCAAAGGAACAGTCAGGGTGAATGATCGCCCAATAGGAGCCGTCCTTACGCGGTGCATTCATGGTCTTGAGGAAACGGGCAGCCTTGCGCACCGCGCGCACGGTGAAGTACATATTGCCGGAGGTCTCGCCGCCGACAAGCAGGTGGCGGCCGGAGACCGTGCCCTCGCCGTACTGCACGTTCGTGCCGCCGTTGAGCACTTCGCGGGTGATGGTGTCGAGCGTGCGGCCCGCCTGAGAGCCGAGCAGCTTGGTGGCCTCGACAAGGTTGTTGTCGATGGTCGTCAGCTCGAGGATGTCGGAATACTCGATGAAGTCGCCGTACTGCTCCACGGTCGCCTTGAACGCGGTCACGTTGAGCTTCTTGCCCTTGGGCGTCACACCTTCGGTGAGCGGCACAAGCGCCTTGGGCAGCGGATCGTACTTGCGGAACTCGATCTCCTTGCCCTTGCCCTTGGGGATGTCGCGCTTCTGCGCCCAACGGTCGTGGACAAGCTCGGGTTCGGCGTTGTCAATGAGGGTGTCGCAATAGAACGTCTTCATTTCGACGCTCATACCGGCGTCGGACGTGACGTTGGTCTGCTGATCGAACAGCGACATGTGCACCATCAGCATGAGGAACTTGGAAAGCATTTTCTTCATGGTTTTTCATTCTCCTTTCGTAGTCGGCGAAAGGGAGAACGCGGTCACAGCGTGATTTTTTCTCCCCTCGCCACGCGCCGCATGACTTCGGCGCGGTCGGCCTTGGTCCATTTGCTCGGGTCGTCCTTGCGGACGCTTCCCGGCTGGGAGATGGTCCCGTTCTCAGTCGGGCGCATACCCTTGGCGCGGATGTTGTCGGTCACGCGCTTTTCGGCGGCTGCGCTTGCATTTCTGGCCGTTCCGGCGAGAATGTCATCGAGATGCGAGACCTCGTATGCGTGCCGTACAGGAACGCCGGAGCGCAGCATGGCAATGAAGCGCGGATTGTTCTTCAATTCCGCTTGCAGGTCAAACTCGGGATAGACGGAAGCGACCTCGGTCGCCTGCCTGATCCAGTCGTTGAACTGCTCATTCGCTCTCTGCTCCTGCCGTCTCGCCGCTTCCTCGCGGCGCAGGCTCTCGTTTTCCTGCTGGATGCGCACATATTCGCGGTACTGCGGGACGCTCATGCCGTGAGCCTCCGCCTCGCGGCCAAACAGCACGTCGCTCATCGCCTCGTCGCCGTCAATGGCGGAAGAGAGCTTGGAAACGTCGCCGTCGGTGATGCCGTAGCGGCGCATGAGCGTGTCAATGATCGGCTGCTGGGCTGCAAGCTGCGTGTCCTTGGTCTTATCCTCGCCGAAGCGGCGGTTGATAATGCGCTGGACTTCTGCGGCGTAGGCGTCCTTGTACTTCCCGTTTACGAGGTCGCGGAACTCTTTGCTCAGGTCCTCTCCCTTGCTGTTGCCATCACCGGCGGCGTGAGGCTGCGCCTGCTGTGCGCCGCCGCTCGTGCCGGAATCCTCGCCCGCAGGCGCTTTCCCGAACACGACGTTGGCGTATTCGCCCGATTTGCCCCGCCGGGTGGAAGCGGAGCCTGCATTTGTGGTATCGCCCGTAGCTGTGACCGCGTCACCGCCGCCCGACGCACCGGCGGCAGCTCCAGCACCCGCTCCTCCGGCGGCAGCGCCGCCGTCAAACAGGCCGAGGGTGACAGGGTACAAAAGTTTGTTGCGTTTCATGGTCATGTCCTCCTTGTATCGCGGGTCCTTTCCCCGTGTAAGCAGCACAGGAAAGCTCTCGGCGTAGGGACAGGGGAGCGCCAGAACCGACGCTCCCCTGCACGGAAAGCCTTTCGGCCTCCCTACACTCATTCGGAGGAGACATACCCCTGTGCGCTTTCAGCGTAACACGGGGTTTTCTCCGTTTCACCACGGGACGAAAAGATTTTTTACAAGTTTTCTTCGGCGAGATCGACCGCGATGCTCTCCGGCCTCGTCTGTTCGAGCTGCTGCAAGCCGATCAGGGCTGCCTCAAATGCCGCCTCCACGCGCTCGTCGCCGCTGCAATGTACGAGGAAGCGCGGCTCCTTGTCGTCGATCTCAAGGCTGTAGACCTCGCAGCGCCCATCCCGCTCGGCGTTGGCAACATACCCGGCAAAGGCGTACATCACGCCCGTAATGTAATTGCAGGCGTCCGTCGCGCCGGCATGGCCCTCGGCGAGCAGCATATAGCGCGATCCGTCCTGCTCCGCGTAAACTCTTGTCATACCGTCCTCCCATTATTGCGGATTCGCCGCGTTGTAGGACGCCGCCATATTCGGCTTGCTGTTCTCCGCGAGCCGCTGCATATACGGCGTCTGCTGCGCCTGCGCGTCTGCCTCGGCTCTTGCAAGGCCGCTGCCGCCGCTCGCGGACGCTCCGCCGCCCTGCGCCATAGACGCGCCTCCCTGCGTGTTTGTGACGCCCATGTCCTTGCCGGTGAGCGCCTGAATGATCGCCAGAGCCTTTTGCAGCTCCGCACCCTGCTGCTGTACGATGTTGTAGAGCGTGCCGCCCTCGTTGACTTGAGAGCGTATCTTGTCAATGCCCTCAAAGTCCATCATGTCAAGTGCGATGCTGCTCTCCTGCGCACGTTCCGGGGAGAAGAAGCCCATCTGGTACAGCTCCTTTGCCCGCTCGTTCTGCTCGGCGCGGGAAAACGGGTTCTTTTTCTGCGCCTTGATCTTGATATCGAAGATCGGGCGGCGGAACAGGTCGTTCCCCTCGCTGTCCTGTCCGGTCACCTGATCGGCAAGCTGCTGCGGTCCTACGGAGGCATATTCGTATGGCATTTCGTTCGTGATGCGGAAGCTGCGCTCCGTGTCGTAAAACTGGCGCATACGGGAGATGCAGAAGCGGACAATGCGCGTGTCTGCCCGGTAGCCCGCGGCGATCATGTCGCGGCTCGCCTTGTTGCCCGCCTCCTGCAAGGCGGCCACCGCCGCCGCAGCCGTCACACCGCCGCTCACGCCGCCGTTGGACACATCGCGGTTCGCGCTCGTCTCTTTCAGCTCGTCAATCTTCATCGAGACAATGTTGGCATACACGCTGTCCAGCGGGCGCATGGTCAGCTCGCGGATGCGCTCGTCGCTCACCTGCCCGCCTACATGGATGAACGGGGAATTGACGTCGCGCAGCTCGTCCTCGTTGACGTTGACGCTTTCGCTCACGAGAAAGCGTCGCTTGGTGTTGATCAGCGAGGTTTCCAGAATGTTGCTCCACAGCTTGTCAATGTAGAGCTGCGGGTCGCGCGCAATGTCGATGTAGCCGAAGCCCATCGGCGATCCTTTCTCAGGAAACAGGGCATCGACCACGACGGGGTATTCGCCGTCCCAATACCAGCCCTTTTCCGTGTATTGCTCGTCGTTTTCGGAGGCGTACAGCAGGTGCTCGGGGTCGGTGAAGCGCGCGTAGTGCAGCACCGTGCGCCCGTTTGTCCGGCGCTTATAATACCAGTCGATCACCGTGACCTTGCCACTCGTGTCTACGGTGTCGTCGTAGTCGTAGCGCGTGGTCTCGAAGCTCTTGCCGCCGAGCTGACCGGCATACTCGGGATAGTCCGCCTCGATCAGATCGCGGTCTACCAGCGAGAGAATGAACAGATTCCGGCTGTCCTGAATGTCCTCGACGCCCGGCTCCCAAAAGATGTTCAGCGGGTCGATGCGGTCAATGGAGATGTCGCCGAGGCCGTTTTCCTTGCTGCTGTCCCAAAAGACGCCATAGGTCGCCGCGCCGTGCTTGAGCTTTTCCCACCACTCGTAGCTATAGGTCGATTCAAACTCGTTATCCTCCATGATGACCGGCAGGATCGCCGAGAGGGTCTTTGCGCTCTCCTCGTCACTCGGCTCGCGCGGCAGGCACACCGGCTCCGGGTAGTTGTCCATCGCGTCGGCGTGCTTGTTGAGAATGGAGTTGAACAGCCAAGCACTCGCAGGCTCCGGGCTTTCGCCCGCGTGCGGCTGCTTGCTGCGCAGCTCGTCCCAATGGCGCAGCCGCCACCACTTTTCATTGCTCTTGATGCGGCTTTCGTAGTTGGCCTTGCCGCCCTTGTACTTTTGCAGCGCTTCCATCGCCTCGGAAAGCTCCTGCTGCCCGATGGCGGCGGTCGGTGTCATGGCCTCCGTGGTGCTGTCGCGCAGCGCGCCAACGGTCGGAGAGCTGCCCTTGCTCCGCAAAAGCGCGTAGATCCCGGCGGCTTCGGCCTGCGCGGGCGTTTCCGGGGGCAGGCCGTACTCTGTGCGCTGTGCATCGGGGTTGATTTTCATGGTCTTTTCCTCCTGTGTGTTAGTGTTTACGATACCAGTCGTAGCGGTCGTATGCGGTGTCGCCGGTCGAGAGCGGATCGTAGGGCTTCGGCTCCTGCGGCTTTCGGATGCGCGGGGCGATGGGATTCTCCATGCACACATAGCGCAGCTCGTCGTAGATGTGGTCCTCCTGCTCCGTGTTCACGTCCTCCACGTCGCGCTCGTCATAGACAAGGCTCGGCACGGTGCGGATGAAGTGCTTGCAGGTCGAAAAGACGTAGAGCATCGGGACGCCGCGCTCGTCGAATGCAAGGCGGTGATGCACCTGCATCTTGCCGTCGAGGCGTGCGTTGTCGCCTTTCTCGAAGTAAACGCGCTCCCGTTCGAACAGGGAGCCGATGCTCTCCGTCCCCTGCGTGCCCCAGATCGCCGGGTCTCCCACGCGGTGTATCGTGCGCCCCTTGAGGTTCGGGTCCTCCGCCTCGATGCGCCGCATGGTCTGCGCCACGGCGGTCGGCTCCATCTTCACGCCCTCGTTCGGCGTGCCGGTGCAGCCGTAATACTCGCGGATGCGGTAGAGCCGCCGGTCATGGTCGACCGCGTACCAGCCGATGGAGAACGGTCGGGAATAGCCCCAGTCCATTCCGCACCAGACCGTCCAGTCTTTCGGGATCAGGAACGGAGAGACGACGTGCGTCTTGATGCGGTCGGTGTAGTGCTCACGGTCGTTTACCCACTCGCGGAACACCTGACCGGAGAAGCTGTCCCAATTGCCGTATAGCAGCGCCTGCCGCTCCGCTTCCGGCATGGAGGCAAGGCGGGCGAGGTAGTTATCGTCGTTTGCGAGCAGGATTTTGTTGTCGAACACCGTGGACGGCACGAATACGCGGCTCTTCCACCGCTTTTCCGCGCGCCCGTCCGGGTATCGTATCATCACGCGCTCCCATACCGTCTGCATCGGCGGGGCCGCGGTGATAAACCGCTCCTTCACCCAGCCGTGGCCCACGCCGCCGGGGTTCGCCGTGGAGCGCGTATAGACGCGCGTATTCGGCCCGTTCGGTCGGTTGCGGGAAAACAGGTAGGTATACTCGTCGAAGGTGAAATGCGTCAGCTCGTCAAAGGCAATGAAGTCATACGCCTGCCCCTGATACTTGACCTTGTCCTTGCTGTACTGCATCGAGCCGAAAATGATCTTCGCGCCGCTCGGGAACGTCCATGTGTGGTTGCTCCCATTGTAGCGGGCGCGCGGAAACAGCCGCGGGTAGTAGTTCAGCGTCTTGTCGATCAGCTCCGCGAGCTGGGGAAAGGTCTTTCGCAGGATCAGGCCCTTATAGTGCGGGACATCGACCTGCCGCAGGGCCTCGATCACAAGCGCGTCGCTTTTGCCGCCGCCAGCCGCGCCGCCGTACAGCGCTTCGTCCTCAAAGCGGCTCATGAAAAGCGCCTGCCGCTCCTGCGGCGACCAGATCACATTGGCGCTCATGGGCCGTCACCGTCCTCGTCGTCCTCGGGCGGCAGAGGTGTGGGCATAGCCGCGGGCAGCTCCACAATGCCGGTCCCACCCTCGTCGTCGCCCTGCTTCGCGTCGTACAGTCCAAGGTGCTTACAGAGCATATCAAGCGCTCTCACCTTGTCGCACATCTTCACTTCGCGTTCTATTGCATCGACAATCATGATCCCACCGTCGTCGTTAAGCTCTTTGTGCGGGACATATTTCACCTTGACGCCAGAGATCACTTTCAGATCGTCGGGGCTTGCGTCGGGCAGTACCTGCGCGGTTTCGGGGTCAATCAGATCGGCGGCATTGACAAAGGCTATGCGGGCCAGCTCCTGCAACACACGGTCACTCGTGATGCCGGTCCTGCGGCTGCGCTCTGCCTTCGCGCGCGCTATTGCGCGCTGAACTTGAGTTTTCTTTAGCAGCTGTGCCCCTATCGAAGCTGCGTTCTTAACGGAGTAGCCCGCTCTGATAGCGGCCTGCGTAGCGTTCAAGTCGATCATGTATTCCTCGACGAAACGCTGTTGCTTCTCATTCAGCTCCGCCATACCGCCACCGCCTTTCTGAAATGTTCTGTATCCTAAAGCGTATCACGCCTTTTCGCAGCTTTCACCACGGGCGCGGGCGTTTTCTTTCCCCGCCGGCCCCTGCCGTCTTTTGCGCGCGCACGCGATATACTCTCTCTGCTATATACACACATCACGGGAATACGCACCCTCTCCCCCTTATCCCCCTATAGTCCCCCTTTCCCCCTCTCCCTCGTTCGGGCAGGAAGGAGCCGCCGAGGGAATTACCCTCGGCGGTGCAGCTCGTCGTAGCGAGCGGCGATAGCCTCCTCAAAGGCTTTCCCGCGCTCCTCGACGGTCTCATAGTCCTCGTCCTTAAAGGTGCCGCATACGGACCAGTAGGGACAGGCCGTAGCGGGATTGTGCCAACAATCAGGGAAACGGCGGCAGGTGTCATGTACCTCGTTCTGAATTTCGGCGTAGGTTTTCATGGTGGCTCCTTTCATACGTCAAAGCATACTTGGTGATAGGCGAAGTAGTGACCGCGCCGCTTGAACAGCTTGTACCAACTCGTGAACGCTTGCCCCGTGCAGTCGTAGGCGGACGGCAGCGGCCTAATCTCAATGCAGGCTTCGAAGTAGTCACGCGCGTCGATCTCGTCGGTGACTGCTTCCGGCAGCTCTACCAATTCGAGATACCCGTCGATGCCATCGTCGCAGACGATGCGCCGCTCTCGTTCGAAGCTTGGGGACCTGCCGTCATCGGATTTGAGGTAGGCCCTGATGCCGGCCTTAATGGGGCGCGGGTTGAAGCTTGGCCTGCCGGACAGCAGGTTCAGCAGCTCATACGCCAAGCGGAGATCGTGTTTGTTGCGTATCGGAAACATGTTGTGTCCTTTCTCCCCGTCGTGCCGATAGGTCAGCCGGTCGTGTAGTTACAGCTTGGTGCTGTAGTCTTTCAATGTGACTTGGATGATGATTTCTTCGCGGCCCAAAGTAACATAGGCGATTTTAGCATCCAGCACCCCAGGCATTGCTTGCACCGGAATCTTGTATAAACTGCGGTAGCGGCCAATTTCCTGCATACCGGCTTTCACAACGACGGGGATCTCGTCGCTGGCTGCGCCTATCTGGCTACAGAAGTTGAAAACGGTCAGTTTCTTCATCTTGAATATTCTCCTTTTCTTCCGGCCTCGCGGCCTGTCGTTGTGGTCTATTATATATGGTTTAACCATATTTTCAAGATGACAATATTGCCAATGTTTAACCATATATTTTGTTCATTTCGCATGCGGTTAAACCGTTGACAGAATACGCGGCGCAAAATATAATACTGACTATGCAGCATGTCGAAAAGGAGTTGGACAAATGCCAAGAGCCAAAACGAGCGCAACAAGAACGGACGCCCAGCGCCGCGCGCAGAATGCCTATCAATACAAGACATCAACCGTTATAGGCTGCAAGCTCGACCGCGAGACCGCCGAGCGCTACAAGGCCCATTGTGCCGAGAACGGCACTACCCCTAACGCAGAGATCAAGAGCTTTATTCTATCCCAGCTTGACGAATAGCAAAGCAGCGGCCCCAAACACGGGGCCGCTGCTTTTTTCATGCCCGCGTCCGGCATATCTGGTACAGGTCGCCCACGGCCTCAATGCTCACACCCATATCCCGCGCGGCTTTCCGCGCTTCGGCCTCGGTGGCATAGCTCTTGCCGACAGCCTCGGCGGGGACGGCGTATGTGCCGCATACACGGCGGATCGCATAGCGCTTGTCGCGGCGGACGCGGATCACTTCGATGGCGTACATGTCTCACCGTCCATCTTCGCGCCAATGTATTCAGCCATTGTCGTCCACCTGTTCTTCCTCCCCGTTGGATACAGCCGCGCCCTCGTTTTCTGCAACACAGCAATCTGTGCATACGCTCTCTCCGTTTGGCAAGCCGTAGCACTTTTCTCCCGTTTCGATGCGCTTTCCGCAGAACGCGCAGTAATCCCACAGCCGTCCCATCACATCGCCTCCACATAGCACCAGCTCTGGGGTGGGTGCTCAAGCGGCCTCCCACACTCAACAAGATTGATGCTCCCGTCATGGTTATAGTCATATCGCTGGAATGAGCAAGCAACCCTGCGCGACGGACACGATCCATCATCATTTTTATACCTGCACACAGGGGAAAACTCGCCCAGATCGCGCAACGGATCATAAATGCGCAAGTTGGAGATATGCCAGCCGTAACCGACATTTTCGCCGAGGTAGTTTCCGAACTCTTCTGAGGTTAAGCAAGTATCTTTGAGCCGATTGTCGAGCTGCTTCCCGCTATCATCCCAGAATCCGCAGATGTTCATACGGGTAATTGCGTCGCAGATAAACTCCCCGATGACCTTGCCGCCGCCGTAAAACTGTGGCCTTGGATAGTCCGTCGCAATGAAGTCCTCGTGCGGATATTTTGGCAGCGTGCAGTAGATATAGCACTTAAACGGCGTGTTCATCTTCGGGCGTGTCTTGCGCACCTCAATCGTCTTTTCGCCGCGGGCGATCTTTTCACACCACTTCGGGCGGATGCTCAGCATAACAGCCTTACTCATTTCTTCATCGCCTCCAATGCTTTCTCCGCCTCCTCGCGGGTGAGAAAAACGGAGTGCCCAACACGATCCAAATCGCACAAAGTAAAGATACCCCTCTTAATTTCCGGTTCGCTTTCATCTGGGTAAACCGCAATCGGATAACGGATATAATATGTCGCGGTTCCAACCTGGCACGGCAGCACCACCAGCCGACCTTCCTTGTCGGCCTCGGCCAACTCGCGCAGGCGGGCAACGCCCTCCTGCTCCGCATCACGCATTACGATGTACCGTCCTTCCGCGTCTGCTCGCGCAAATTCAGCACAGCGTTCCGGCGTCAGCCTCGTGTCCTCGTAGGCGGCAAGTCGGTCTTGCAGCATGCTAATCCACTCTTGCTCCGTGTATTTCTCCTCGTACTCTGATGCCATAAGGACCTCTCCGGTCCTAAGTCGTTGTGTCAGTCGTTCCATCACTACCTCCTCACGATCTCATACCGGCTCACGAAGCGCCGCCGGTCGCACCAAAAGCAGGTGCCTTTCTCGTCGCGCCGATGCTCTACCTCACGCAGCACCTTTCCGGCACGCCGCATCGCTTCCACGCATGGACGGCAGACCTCAATCGTCTTTCTCATGCTTCCTCCGTTCCCAATGCGGGCAGTCCTCAATGTCCTGCACGATGCGCAGCTTGTTCCACTTCCCACGCCGCAGGCGGCAGGAGTAGGCCGTGCGCCCGTTCGACCATTCGTAGCGCTTGTACTGGTGGCGGCAGGTCGCGCAGGGCGGGCGGTTTCTCCGCCACGCCCACGCGAGCAGAGCGGCAGCGAGAGCCACCAGCGCCAGCGCAAGAATAATTGCTATGTCCATGTCAGACCTCCTTGACCGTGATGTTGAATTTCTCCAGCATCAACTTTTTCTTGAGCTTGTACTTGTCCGTCGCCGTCGCCTTGCTCTTGACGTCCTCGACGACCGGGATCCAGTAAACCACGCCCGCCGCGTCCGGCCTTGTAGGGCGCTCGTAGGCGAAGTCTGCGCGATAGCGCATCGCGAGTACCCTCTCGCCCTCCGGCGTCGTGTATGCCTCTTGCAAGGTGAAATCGACCTGCAATTTGAGCCTGCGGATCGTTCCGGCCTTGAGCATCAGCAAAAGCTCCTCATAGCGGCGTGCCTCTTTCTTGCTGTCAAACGTGATCCCGTGCGAGACCGTCGGCTCGTTGCGGTACTTCCGTTCCTTGCGCTGCGCCTCGCCGACGAGCTTCGCGGCGATTTGCTTCTGCGCCGCAGGGGACATTCTCGCCACATCAGCCGCCGTCAGAGCCATTGTCCGCCTCCTTGATGCGCACCGGCAGGACCATTTTGACGTCCTCGCGGTTGGTCTTGATCGTAATGGGGGCAATCGGCCCGCGGAATTCCAGAATAGCAGGCTGCTTGAAGGTGCCGCCGACGCTGGCCTTTGCCGCCTGCAACGCTGAGAGAAGATACTCGGCGTTCACGCCGATGCGGAACGTCGGCGCATCGGGCAGAGCCTTTTCCCAATTCAGAAACTCCCCGGTCGGCTGAACAAAGCCGAAGATGCAGCCGAGGCATTCGATCTCAACCGCGCTTTCCGTTTCGCTTCGCTCTTTCAGCTCTAAGCGCATGGTGTAACCTCGCGGCAGGCGAACGCTCGGCTTGATGTAGCAATCGAAATCCTCTTCGACCTCATAGCAGGTCGCGTGCTCCACGAAGAGACGAAAGCCGTCTGTGGCGATAGCCGTAACCGCCTTGTTCTCCTTGCGAAATTCCAGCCGGATATGCCCGTACATCGGCTTTGCCACGCTTGTTGACACCGCGCCCTTTACGGCGGCGATGATCGTATTGAACACGTTGGTGTCCATAACAGCTATTCTCATGCGTTGCCTCCCTTGTGGTCGTTCGGGTCGTCCCGCAGGCCGACGCCGATGATGTACTGTCCGCCATCGTCCTTGCGGGCGTGGACCTCGTAGCGCTTCAGCAGCTCACTCACCTCGACGGGCGGAAGCGTCAGGCGCTTGCCGATCTCCTCGCCGGTATCGGGGTCTATGGCGGTCTCGCCGTAGGTGAGCGCCGTCTGGATCAGAATCGCGTCCACGGCCTTGCCGATCTGCGTGGAGCCAACCACCTGCACGGAGAGCTTCGCGTTGAGCTTCTGCAAATCGCCGATCCTTTTCTCGTAGCGCCGCAGCTTCGTTTCAAGCTCGGCGATCTTTTGCTTGTTTGTCATGTCGTTCTTTCCTTTCGTAGTTCAGCAGCAGGGCGCGGGCGATGGTGCAGCTGCGCCATGCTGTGGAGTTGGCGCAGTACCGCGCCATGTAGTCGTCCAGTGCCTCTTTCGGCATTTTGAGCTGCCCGCCCTCGCAGTTGAGATAGTCGCGGTAGTCCCGCGAGTAGAACGGGCAAGCGAAGCAGCCGCCGCGATAGCCGCTCATGGCGCCACCCGCGCCCCTCTGAGCGCAGCCGCGGCCTGCGGCCACGTCATACCGTGCTGCCTCGCATAGCGGGAAACGCTGCCGATGTTCTCCGGCGGAATGTGCTTCCGCATCCAGCCCCGGTCACACGGCGGCGCGTTCTCCTCCCCGCCCGCCACGGCCTCCGGCATACAGGCGATGATCTCCGCAGGGGCCGGATACATCCGGCTTTTGCGGGAATGCACGATGATGCCCTCGCGGGCCTGCGCGTAGCTGAACGGTTCCAGCGCCAGATAGTACGCAAGGAAGATATTCTCGTTCCCGCTCGCGCGCTGACCGGCAGGGGCAGAAGTGAAGAACGCATCCAGCATTCCGGAGAGCTTGACCATCTCCTCTTTCGTCATGGGGCAATCCTCCTATTCTGTTGAAGTCTAACAATAGCGCGCTTAACAGAAGAAAAGACTATGTATTTCTCTCTGTATCTGTATCTGTATTTGTATCTGTATTTGTACAGCGGGAATTTCCGTGGAATTTCCGTGGAATTTCCGTGGAGAAACTATGCTTTTCTCTCTGCATCTTTCCGCGCTTTTTCCGTGGATTTTCCGTTCCGGTCGTACCATCCATGAATGGTGTATCCGCCGTCCTCGTCTTTGTCGAGGATGCCGCTTGATGTGAGAGCTCCGACAAGCACCTGCGGTTTCTTGTTCCAGCGAAGAATACCGGCGATCTCTTCATTCGGGATAAAACCGATATACCCGCTCTCGTTTCCCGTTGTCTTTGCCCATGCGTACAGGCGGCACAGCTTTCCGACCGTCGTGTCGAGGTCAAGGCCGAGCTTTGAAGCGAGGTCTACCACCTTCGGCGAGGTGTGTATGCAGGTATCAACTGCAAACCATGTCAGCGCACCTCTTGACCTCATAGGCAGCCCTCCTTGTCATGGCGCTGGCGCAGGTTGCTGTAAACATGTACCCAAGGTATCATAGGCGGCCTCCTCACTTTGGTGTTGGTGCAGATAGAGTACACGGCTCTTACCGATGGCGGCGTTTTGGGCGAGCCATGCGCGCGCCTGCTCGCGGGATAGATGGCTCTCCATCGCGCGGCTCTCATAGCTGAATTCTCCCGCCTCCAG